ATAAGAGCATTAATACAAAAAGGAGGCAGTCTAAAAGGTGTCAGATAAAGTTCTATTGCTGGATTTAGTTAATTACATAATAACTTATGCATCTGACCCAGATGGAATGATGGCAACTGCTGATGGGGTGGATATATTTAGGGATTGGATGCCAGATAGTCCAACTAATTCTATTGCATTAATGGAGTATCCAGGAACAAGTTCAGGGGTTTGTAATGCAGATGAGCGAAATGTTCAGGTGACAGTAAGAAATGAAAGTTATGAAAAAGCACGAAAGAAAATATGGTCAATTTATAATTTATTATATGACCCAGAAAATGATATAAAAATAATTGATGACATCACTGCATCAAGGTGGGCAATTATAAATGTGAGACAACCTCCATTTTCTCTGCCTAAAACAGATGATGGAAGATTTATTTTCATATTTAATATGGGTGTTATTTCAAGTAGAGATGAATAAAAAAGGAGGAATTTAAATGGCTAATAATGGAGTAAAAGTAGCATTAAGGGATTTATATTATGCACTACTTACAAGTGATGCATCTGATGGTGCGGTTTATGGTACACCAATAAAAATTACAGGTCTTATAAAAGCAAATATCAATCCTAACTCAAATATTGATACATTGTTTGCAGATGATGGTCCTTATGATACTGCAAGTCAATTAGGTAAGATAGCTGTAGAGCTTAATACAGCAGACTTAGACCTTGAACAAAGGGTTGCATTGCTTGGCAAAACTGCAATAGCAGATGGTGTTACATATGATAAATCAACTGATACACCCCCATGGCTTGCTATTGGATTTAGGTCAAAGAAATCTAATGGTAGTTATAGATATGTATGGTTGCTTAAAGGTAAATTTAGCGAACCAGAGGATAATTCTGAAACTCAGGGTGATACTGTTAATTTCCAGACACCAACAATAACAGGTAACTTTGTAACAAGAGAATATGATTCTGCATGGAGAAAAATGACAGATGAGGATGCAACTGGATTTGTTGAAGAAACAGCAACAAATTGGTTTGTAGATGGTCCTGATGCACCTTAATAGTTAGTTAAAAATTTAAAAGGAGATTAAAGGAGAAAGAAATGAGTAATGTAAGAAGCGTTAAACCTAAAAGTATAGAGATATTGATAGGTGGAAAGACTTATGTAATAAGATTTACATTAAATTCTTTCATAGAACTTGAGGAAATGTATGGAGATGTTGAAAATGCTATGAAACAATTAAGTGGTGAAATATTAACAGATGAAAAAGGAACTTCAATAATTGATGAAGAAACTGGAGAACCAAAAAGAAAGGTAAGTTTCAAAGCTGTACGAAATATGCTTTATGCAGGTTTAATATCTGCACAGCCTGATATCACTAAGGCTGATGTAGGAAATTTTGAATTTAGTGATTTTAGTGATATTATGGCAAAATTAATGGAAGCTTTAACAGGGTCACTTCCTGAACAAAAGGAAGATAGTGAAAAAGTAAAAAACTAATAAGAGTCCCAACCGTTGATGATGAAGACACCGATGGTTGGGACTGGGAAATTATTAAATATGCAGGAATAGTAATACTTGGTAAGAGTGAAGATGAATTTTGGAAATCTACTCCAAGAGAGATAAATGCATTAATGGCTGTTCATGCTGATGTTAATAATCCTAACAGAGAAAAACTTGGTTATATAGATGAGGTATTATAAATAGTGGATACAAATGTTGGATCAATAACAGGATATGTTCAATTAAATACGACTAAAGCTGAACAAGCAGCAGCAAAACTTAATGCTGTTCTTGCTAAGATGGCTGCACAAACTAATCTTCTTGCTGCCAAAGCGTCAGCAGTTACTCAAACAGCAGCAGGTAAATTTAATGTATCCCAAGCACAAGTTCAAAAAATTGGTGCTCAGACTGCTAAAACCATGGCTCAAACAGCTGCTATCACACAAAAGGGATTGACAACATCCACTAAAGCTACTCAAAATCTTAATAAAGGTTTAGGTGGAATTAAAACCAGC